CAGTGCACGCGCTCGGCGACCCCCACGTAGGCATGTACGCGTGGAAGGACGAGACGGGCGACAACTGGGACCTGGCGATCGCCGAGCGCGTGCACTGCGGGGCCATGGCCGAACTGGTGCGGCGCTCCCCGCCGGCAAAGCATGCCGTCGTTTTGAACCTGGGCGACGCCCTGCATTACGACTCGCTTGCCGCTGTCACCCCGCGCAGTGGCCACAACCTTGATGCGGACGGCCGGTATGCCAAGATGGCCGCCGTCACTGTGAAAACGCTGCGCCAGTGCATTGAATCCGCACTAGAAGTGCATGACACGGTGGAAGTGATCAACGTGCCAGGCAACCACGACGAGACGGGCGCGCTGTGGCTGTCGATCGTCTTCGCGCACATCTACGAAAACGAGCCGCGCGTGAAGGTCCACACGAGCCCGGCTCTGTTCCATTACGTGCGCTTTGGAAAGGTGCTCATCGGCGCGCACCACGGGCATACGTGCAAGGCGGAAAAGCTGCCCGGCGTAATGGCGTGCGATCGGGCGAAGGACTGGGGTGAAACGGTCCATCGCCATTGGCTGACGGGCCACGTGCATCACGAATCGAAAAAAGAATACGCCGGCGTCACCGTCGAGAGCTTCAACACGCTGGCCGGCAAAGACGCGCACGCCACGAACGGCGGGTGGCGCTCCAATCAATCTATGTCTTGCGTGGTGTACCACCGCGAGCGCGGCGAATGGGCGCGCTCAAAAGTGTTCGCCGACGCCTTCGAGGAAGCAGCGTAATGCGTGATCACTTCGACACCGCACACGTAGCCATTTCGGCTTCGTTCTTCACTGCGCTGGCGCAAGGATGGACCGTTCAAGACTGGGCCGCGTTCGCCGCGCTCATCTCGTCCGTGCTGGTGATCGGCACGCGGCTATTTCGTCTGTATCGATGGGTGAAGGCATGGCGAGCCAAACGAGCGTAAGGGTAGGTGGAGCCGCGGCAGTGATCGCTCTGGCGCTTGGGCTTGCCGTCACGTTTGAGGGCAATCGCCCGACTACGTACTTAGACCGCCTGCCAGCCACGCCTACGCCCACCGCATGCGAAGGCCACACCGGCCCGGATGTGCGCGTTGGCGTGACGTATTCGCAGGCACAGTGCGATGCCTGGGCGCGCGCAGACATGGCGACCGCGAACGCGACCGTGCGCCGGTGCATTCATGCGCCGATGAAGCCATTTCAAGAGGCAGCGCTTACCGATGCCGTTTACAACGTTGGGCCTGCCATTGTGTGCGGCTCGACACTGCAGAAACACGCCAACGCGGGCCAGTGGTCGGCGGCGTGCCAGCAACTCACCCGGTGGGTGTACGCAGGCGGCAAAGAGCTGCCTGGACTGGTGCGCCGCCGACATGCTGAACGTGACATGTGTGAGGGACACTGACATGCCTGGGATGTATACGCACAAACTCAAATGGTGGGCATACGTCGCGCTCAAGTGCGTGGCCATGTACCGCAATTTCACGGGTGCTCGTCGCGGAGATCGAATCCTCGCGTTCGTATTCGTGCACGGGTTCAAGCCGCTATGACCATCGTTCTGCACTGGTGGGATTTACCGATGTTGCTCGCACTCGTCGGTGTCGCGCTCATGATCTACGCAGGCGTTAGCGAAAACTGTCGCGGTTTCCTGGGTGGACTATTCGAGGCGCTAGGCGGCTTCATTCTGGTGCTTCTCGCCGCCGCAATTTGCTTGGGGCATTGGCTATGACCGCATACGTCAAGGTGGCAATCGCGTTCGCTTTGCTTGCGTTGGGCTTCGCTGCCGGCCATCACGTCGCAGCACAAGCCGGCGCAATAAAGCTGGCCGCTGTCACGACCGCGAACGCGCAGAGCGCGCAGCACATTGCTGAATTGGCCGAGCAGGCATCGGAGCAGGCGCGCGCCGCCGAGCAAGCGCAAGCCGCCGGAATCGCCGCTATCGATTCACAACACGAACAGGACATTCACGATGCGAAAGCAAATGCTGATCGCACTATCGCTAACCTTCGCGCTGGCACTCTCCGGCTGCGCTCCGAGTGGAGCTGTACGCCCGCCCGCGCCACCGAAGTGTCCCGCGCCGCAAGCGGTGCCGGCGTCCCTGATGCAAACGCCGAGCTTCGGGCAGAAGGCGCGGGCCATCTTATTGGCGACGCCGACGAAGCAGACGCCGAAATAAAAGCGCTTCAGGCCATCCTGCGCCAGGAACGCGGCCAATGATTCAGCGCATCAAGAACGTGTGGCTGGCGCTGTGCGGCGCCACCGTGTTGCCGCTGGACATGCCGCACATCCTCGTGCACGACGACGGCGATTGCTCGTGCGTCGTCTGGCGCAGCGTGCACGACGCGGACGTCGCCGACGTGCTCACCAATGCCGCCGGCATGGTGGCGAGGAAGCATGCGTCGAGCGCTCACCTGAAGCCAACCATTCATTGAGCAAGTAAGGCTCGCCGTCATGGCCGACAAGAAAGACACCAGTAAGCACGCCAACAAGGCGACGTGGGAGAAAGGCAAGTCCGGCAATCCTGGCGGCCGTTCGCCGCGTATTGGCCCGAACGGCGAGACCGCCGCGCAGCTTGCCCGCACGCACACGGCCGACGCCATCAACACGCTTGCCGAAGTGAACGGCAACAAGAAAGCACCGCCCATCGCACGCGTTGCAGCTGCCAACGCGCTGCTTGACCGCGGCTGGGGCAAACCGAAAGAAGCGGAAGACAGCGAAAAGCCAGATATGACGAAAGTGCTGTCTGACCTGATCGCCAAGCTGCCCGGATGACAACAGGCAATTTGCTGCTTGATCGGCAGCTGTCGCGCTGGTATCCACTGATAGACCATCCCGTGCAGCTTGCGCTTGCGCGCGCTGTGCATGACGGCATTCGCTTCCCCCTCGTCCCGGCCGGCCGTCGCAGTGGGAAACCTGAGCGGTTTAAACGCTTCCTAGTGAAGCAGGCAAACGCCGTGATTGGGCAGTATTTTGCCGCAGCGCCTACGTATGGCCAGGCAAAGAAAATCTTCTGGGATGACCTGAAGGCTTTCACGCTTTCGTGCACGCATTCGCGCAGGCCATCAGAGTCCGACCTGATCATCTACCTACCAAATGGCAGCGAGATTCACGTCATCGGCCTGGACAAGCCGGAACGTATCGAAGGTATCCCATGGAAAGGGGGCGGCATTGACGAATTCGCCGACATCAAGCCCGATGCATGGGAAGCGAACATCCTGCCCGCGCTGAACACCGTCAATCCGCTCGATCCCGATTACCGCGCCTGGTGCTGGCTGCTAGGCGTGCCGGACGGCCTCAATCACTACTACGACCTTTGCCAGAAGGCCGAGACCGGCGCCGACCCAAACTTTAAAGTGTTTCATTGGAAGTCGGCAGAGATATTGCCGAAAGACGTCATGGACGCCATGCGCGCGGCCATGTCAAAAAAGCAGTTCAAGCAGGAGTTTGAAGCGAGCTTTGAGACTGCAAGCGGTCGTATATATGAGGACTACGGCAAGCACAACTATACCGATGCGGTGATTTTGCCGCACGAGCAGTTGATGTGGATGCATGACCAGAACTACACGCCGCTTTCTTCGGCCATTGGCGTGCGCCGTAACGACAACAAGGACCTGTATTTGCTTGACGAAATTGTGCTCACGAGCGCGGTCTCAAAGCAGGCCGCTGTAGAGTTCGTAGACAAATTCAAAGACCACAAAAACAAACACGTGCTGATCTATGGCGATCCAGCCGGCAAGGCTGGGGAGAAGCACGGCCACGCGTCCGACTACACCGACATAGAAGGCGTTCTGAAGGCGAACGGCTGGACGTACACACGCAAGGTGAAGCTTGCGCACCCAGCCATCAAAGACCGGCAGAACGCCGTCCGCACGAAAATCCGCACCGCGTCCGGCCTCACGAGTCTGTACGTCAACACCGTCACCGCGCCATGGTGTCACAAGGGCTTGAGCACGGTGCAGCTTAAAGATGGTTCGACATTTCAAGAGGACCAGTCGAACCAATACCAGCACATCACAACCGCTATCGGCTATTGCGTGGATGTGGAGTGGCCCGTCATCAAGCGAATTGCCGAAGTAACCCCGCTGAGAATCTAACTATGCCGCTGCAGGTAAACGAGCGCTGCCGAGAAATCGACGAGCTGCACATTGAATGGCTGATGATCGAAGGCCTGATGGCCGGGACGCGGCGCATGCGCTTCGACC